TACTCTGTCTGTCCAATCTAATTGTTGAAAAGTAAATGTACCATTATTGTTATTAATCAATGCGTGTGGCATTGTAGAATTATCTACGCCTACAGAAGTTGCAGGTGCTATAGTTTCATTCCATACACCAGACTTACCAGAAAAGTTAACATAGTAATCAGATAATGTATCACCTTCTTCTCCAGTAATTTTTATAATTACACCTGTTTTTCCATAAAAAGGTAACTTACTAAAATCTTGTATTTCATCTCTAATAGAATACATGGCTGTGTTACCAGAACCATCAGAAGTAGTTATAGTATAGTTAGCATTCTGGTCTGTTGGTTTTCCATAAATGACACTGTCGTATGCTTCAAATGTAAAATAAGAAGTAAAACCAGAATAGTTTGCTAAACCTTGTGTAGTAGATACAGAAGCATTAGTGTCAGTTCTAACTACTTTAAATCCAATACCATCAGCCGCACTATCCCAGTGTGTACTTGATGTTCCATATAAAAGTATATCAGTAATTTTGTTTGTATCTCTAAATTTTGCATCAGTAGAAGCATCATTACCTGAAGGTAACTGAAAAATTACTTCTAGTTCTTGTGCCATTGATGGGTGTTTCAATGCAACTTTATATTCTCTACCATAGTTCGTTAATTTACAAACAATTAAAAACTCTTCTACTTTAGCCGCAGACGTTGTACTGTCAGCCGATACTGTTGTTGCTGTGTTAGCAATAAATGTATAATCAGCAATGTTAACTAACTTAAAGTTTTCTCTAGGGTTTGTTGAAGTTAAATAACTTGAACCACTTGCAACTGTAACTGTCTTTTCATTACCTTGTAAATCAAATACTTTTATTCCACCATTATATAAAGCTACAATGTATTGATTATCAGCATCTCTTTGTATTTGCCAAAATTTTGTTTTGTTAGAATAAATATTACTACTGTCTAATGTTGCTACAAAATCTAAAGGAGGTCTTTTAGATAAACCATCTACTAAACCATTTTGAAAATTTATTTGGTCTTCTCCCTGATTGATACCTCTTTGTGTTGGTGTCTGTTGGGACATACCATTTAAGAAGTTAGGAATAGATTGTGAAACAACACTTCCCATAATTAGTAATGCCTTCTAGTGGGTCTATGAATTATAGAGAATGTATTGCTATCACCTTCAAGCATATTAATGTCACTCTCTTGGCTATCTGCTTGATGAAATGCCATAAGAGCTTCATTCTCATCTTGACCAATTAATTGTGTAATTTCTTTATCACCTATAAATCTAGCCGCAAATCTTCTTGCCGCTTTTAATGTAATATATTGTCTTGCGTATTCTGGTAAATCATTAAACTGTTGTACTAAAACTAAATCAACAGATTTAGGTGCTGTAGTAAATACGTCTGTATGGTTTTCCATGTCGTATAAATAACCACTTCTAATAGTGTAATTTAGGTGTCTGAATTGAGAGTTTGCGTCAGCCTTTACGCAGTTTGAAGGTAGGGGTACTTTGCTGTCACTGTCTAAAGATAGTGATTTATAATTTGTATGTGTGTTAAAATTCCACCCTTGTGATTGGATAGACATAGATGTTTCATTAAGAATATTTTTTGCTGTACTTACATCAACTGTAGTAGTTCCAGTAATACTGTTCACTGGTGCTTCTCCGATTGTAGAGAGCATTATATTTACAGCTTGTAATTCGCTAGTAGGTGTAATCTGTGTAGTCATCTATCCTTTGTGTTAAATTTTGTGTGAAAACACTGGGCGGATTGTCAGTGTTAATCTCCGCCCAATGTAAGTAAAGAGGGACTATGCCGCTTCTTTAATTCCGACTGCCGCTTCTGGTCTTAATACACCATGACCCATGCTGTATTTCGCAACCATCAACGTCCCTTGACGTCTAATATCATATTCTTTTTCAACAGCTAAATCCATTAGCTTAACAGTTCCGACTGCTGAAGGGTGAGATACAAGAGCAACAAAGTTTGCTAGGTTAACTGCTTGAGGAGTTGACCCACCATTAGTTGCTGAACCTGCGTCTGCACCTGAAGTAACATTAGAAGATACAAAATGAGGAACTGGTACTAATTCAATTCCTGCAATTTTTGCAACTTTTCCTGATGCAACACCACCATTAGCACCACCACTGAAGTCAACATTGACTGCATTAGTAGCATTCGCTAATTTGTAGTATTCTTCAAGTCTCATAAAGCATTTTCTGCCTTCTGAAGGAACGTAGTTTGCATCAAGTTCTTTAGCCGCCGCAAAGATAGCATCTATCATTGCATTAGCCGCAGTAGCATCTGTAGAAGATGCGATACCTGTGTTTACTACGTTAGTTGTAGCGTCTCCACCAGTTACGTTTGCACTAGCTAGAGTTGCTTGACCAATAGTTTGTAAGATATGCTTATCTTTTTGAAAAGATAATGCTCTACCCATTTCAGTAGAGTACGCACTTCTTACGTCCCAATGGTTTTTTGCTTCTTCGATATTCGATACGAATACTGAAGATATTAAAAGGTCATTAATTGTAATAACCTTTTCGTTTGAGTTAACCGCAGAACCTAATATTTCAGCTCCAACTGCGTGATACTCCGCACCTATTCTTCCCATTACTGGAAAAGATGCAGATTTGCCGTTACTGATACTTCTTACCATATCAGCACCTTGTGTTTTTGAAGCTCTGTCAAATGAAGTAATTACTTCACCTGCGAATACTTTTAAAAACAGGGCATCATCACGAGTAGAACCACTATTAGCATTTCCGAATTTAACTGGATTTGCGTTTGACATGTGATTGTCTCCTTTTTTGATGTTAGTTTATAAAAGCCTCTTCAATAAAGTTATTTAGTCAAGATTGTCCTCCGCAGAGGGTCAAGTTATTTGGCTAAATTAAAGTTGGCAGTTGCCACGCATAAGCGTTGCACAACTATTTTTTAGTTACAGTTCCACTTTCTTAAAGCTAATGCTTTTCTAGTGGGTTTTCCGTTTTTAGACATAGCACCAGATACTCCACTCATTCTAGCACAGAAGCTCTTTTTTCTTCCTGCCGCCCTTGAACCTGCTTTAGGATTTCCTGTGACTGGAGCTTTTAAGTTATGTCCTTTTTTCTTAAAGAAAGCCCTACCTCTAGCATTTAAACCACCAGTAGGACTTTGATATTTTTTAGCAACCATTATGCTTTCGCAGTTTTGGCGGCACGTTTGAATTGTTTAGCAGTAGGTCTTCCTTTAGTACCTGCTGTTCGCATCTTTTCACCTGAACCTGCTTTAATTCTAGCACGTTTCTTATGAATGTTGGCGTATAATCCGTTCTTTGCCATTATGCTTTTTTCTTCTTATTCATTATTTTAGCTTTTAAAGCGGCAGGTAATCTTTTCTGTCCACCTTTTAATACTTTACTTGGTTTCTTTGGTTTCTTTCCGTACATTGTTTTTTCCTTCTGTTACGTTTTTAGTTATTTCATCAATTTCTGATATGGCATGTTTTGCATGTACTAATTTATCAAACTGTGATTTTATAGTTTTCATAAAATTATCATGGTCTGCAACACCAACAGAATTTTTTAAAAATGTATCAATAACTGCTGTACTCTCCGCAACCTCTGCGTCATACAGCTTTCTTAAAGCTACTAACCACATATTATAAATCTGATTTAGCTAATTTATCTTGAACCATTGCTTGATAAGCAGGGTCTTTTGAATACCTGTCATCACCCATAGCGGCAGTAACTTCAGCCCAAGACCTATAACCATCTTGTCCTGTGATTGTACCTTTACCTTCTACGAGACTTGGTTCATTACCATTTGCACTTTCAAATTTAGCTTTTAATCCTACGACTGCTAACTTTGCAGTTTCAACATCTTTAGAATTAACTGCTGTATTGTAAGCTGTCTTTTCTTGTTCGGACATATTGTCTGCCGCCCAATTAGACATCTCTGCATAAGCATCTGCACCACCTACCATATCTTTAATAGATGTTGCTTGTTGGTCAGCGATTGCTTTTTGACCTTCAATAAACTGGTTTACATAATCTTTAGGTATACCTGCTTTTTCTAATGCTTCGTATGATTTTGCATCTAGTTCACCTTTTTCATTATACTCTGTTGCAAGGTTATCCATATTTAAACCTGCACTCTCAACTGCCTTTTCAGCAACCTCTAAATCATTTTTAGTTTCTGTTTTAGGAGCATCTTCTTTAGGTGCTTCTTCTTTGTTGTCACCAAGTTTCTTTTCTAACTCTGAATATGACTTTGCTAAATCTTCAACACTGTTGAATTTTTCAGGTAAGCCTTCAGGTTTACTTTGTGTAACATTATCTTCTACTGGTTTTTCGCTAGTAGTTTCTGCTTCTTTTATCTCTATTGTATCTACCATTTGTGTTTCCTTATTGTGGTTTAGTTAGATTGTTTGCGACTTGTGGGATAGCTTTCTCTGCCATCTGAACCATCTGTTGTTCTTGCATTTGTTCTTCTTGTGCCGCTTGTTCTTCTGCTAGTTGCTCTTGTGATTTTAATAAACCATCTGTATCAATCCCTAAACCAATAGCGATACGTTTGATTAAATCATCAGGGTTTAATGCCTGAACAACTTGCGGATTTATCTGTGCAAGATTTCCTATCTCTGCAACAAATTCTCTTAATTTTTGTAAATCATTACCTCTACCTAATGCTTCAATACCAGTAATAATAGTTGGTTGAACTGTACCTTTAGGTAGTTTTGGTATTTCATTTGCTTGTTCCATTCTCTTCATCAGTATAGAAACTAATGGTAGTTGGAACTCTTGTGATAGTAATGAATAAATACCACCCATAGCAGTCTCTAATTGTTCTGCCATGTATCTAATTTCTTGTGCAGTTACTCTTTCTGCATCTCTTTGTATTGCTGTGTGTAGTAAGAATGCGTAAGACATTCTTTCTTCTAGTTTAGCAATACTTCTTTCTACTACTTGTAAATCATATTGTTTCTGTGCTTGTAGTACAGACACATCATCAGCCGTACCAGTAATGATGTCACCATTTCTAGTCATAGCTAAATCTTTTTTTCTAGTAACAGAGTTAGGTCTAACCATGAATACTATTTTAGATGATGCCGCCGCACTCTCTACAAGTGCTTGTGATAATCCTTCTAATGATTTTAAGTCACCAATAAATTCTTCAACATATCCTCTGCCGTAATCTTCATTGTCAACTCTAACCATTCTTAATGCTTGGTAAGGCATTCTTTCTTTTTTAAATGTACCAACACTAGAAGGTATTTTAATTCCGTTTACTTCTTGGCAAACATAAAACTCATTGTCATTTAATTTGTAAATATGTGTATATAATTCTATGTCTTCATCAGACTTATAATCTGGGTCAGAAATAACTTGTTCTGATACTTCTTGACCTAAAGATAAAATACTAGCTTTTTCACAAACAACTATTTCCAATACATTACCTGACGCATCTCTTCTAACTACATATTGTGATAAAGGAAACACTCTCATGCTACCCTTTTTAGGTAAGTAAGTTAATACATTACCGCCTACAATCAGGTGTTTTAATGCTTCAAATACTGAAACTCTTAATGCAAGTTGTTCAATTTTACCTGACACTTCTTTTTCTATTACAGACAAAGACTTCTCTATGTCAGTCTTCATGTCTTTATTTTCTTCTAATTCTTTTTTAGCGTCACCTGTAATTGATAATCTAAAAAATGGGGAGTTAGGGGGAAGCAATAATAAAAGAAGTTTACTTGCTAGATTGTTGACACCTCTTGCACCAACTGATTGGAATGGATTGTATAAATCATCTGAAGATGTAAAACCTTCAGGTTTAATAAGTGATGGGATAGTTAATTCACTACACTCTTCTGCTCTATCTAAATAGTGTTCTCTGTCTTGTTGTAGTTTAAGATATCGTTCTTTAGCTGTATGAGCTTTCTGTAAACTACCTGCGTATTCCATCTAATTAGACTGTAGTGTTAGTAGCTATGTTCAAACCTGAAGAAGTATTTAAAGCTGTTGTACCAGATTTTTTAACTTTCTTCTTTTTGATGTCTAAATCTGCCTCATTAGCTTTTACTAATTCTGGTGCTAAATCTTGTTCTTGGTCTGCTCTAACTGGTGTTGGAGCAACTGGCTGAACAGGTGCGGCAGGAGCTTTTCTTGACATGCACATATTATTTATCCCTCTCTTTAAGTGTGTTGATAAAATTAACTACGTCCCTTTGACCTGCTTTAAAATAAATAGTTTTAGTATCATCTTTTAAATCAGGTGATTTTTCAG